TGGCCACGGCGGGCCTTGTCGTCGTCGAAGCGCAGCACGCCAGCCCCCAGATGGGCGTACGCTCCGCCTTCGCCCTTGGGATGGCCTACGGCGGCGTCCGGGGCGCGCTGGCGGGCCTCAACCATCCGTGGGTTGAATATGTCCAGCCGGCGGTCTGGAGGGGCTCCTACGGGCTCGGAGGGGGCGCGGCGGGCAAGGTGGCCGGGATCGCCCTGGCGCGGGAACTCCTGAACGACCCTGAACGGGCCCTCACCCACGACGAGGCGGACGCGGTGTTGCTGGCGTGGTGGGGCTGGCGAAATGTCCTGAACAAATGAAAAAAGGCCCCGTGAGGGGCCTTTTGCTTTTGGTCAATCACCTGGAGATAGTTGGCGAAACAGGCAAATCATGCCATGTCAGAACTGTATCACGGCATGGGATTGTGTCTCAATTGTCTCATAGCATGCACCAAACAGACAACGATCGGATTGTGCCGAAAGGTCGCGGTGGCTTACGCAATTCATCGTGGAAGCCTGGGCGTTCCGGCAATCCGGGCGGGCGTCCGAAGGCGGAAGTTGATATCGCGGCGCTTGCTCGTGAGCACGGTCCGCGCTGCGTCAAGGTAGTCGTGGAGCTGCTTTCGTCCGATGATCACAAGCTACGTCTGGCCGCCGCCATCGCGCTGCTTGATCGTGGTTTCGGCCGGCCGAAACAGGAGATGGATATCAACAGCAACTCAACGATTGAGCTGCACTTAGTGGCGGCTCGAGCAATCAGCGCATCACTTATCGAGCATCAGCAAACGCCGGTTATTGAAGCCATTGAGTCCACATCAACAGATATCCCAACGGAATGATAGTGTAATGACATATCATTCAATCGTGGAATGTGTCACCAATCGTCCGTTTGAACAGGTGGCCGATGCCAAACATCAAGCCACACACAGCATGATCGCGCGTTCGGGCGCGTATGCGCGTGTGCGCGCCCAGGCGCGCGGGCGGGCGGGCGCCCCCCTGCCCGCGCGTGGGGCGATGGCACCGGCACCCCCTCCAAAATTGTCGTGGAAGTTGGGGAAAATACGTTACGATATCAAATTGTCACATGGTCGTGGAAAACACGTTACGATAAATCAATATATTAAAGACACACTTCCTCCAAAATTGTCGTCAAGGTTGTGGAAATACGTTATGATAAATCAATGTATTAAAGCCACGGCGCGTTTTTTATCGCTACGTTTATTAAACAAATGAGTGCCACCCTCGAAACCAACCCGTTCCACGCGGCGATTGAAAAACATGCCCGCGCGCCGATCGCGTTCGTGCGGGACATTCTCGGCGCGGAGCCGGATCCGTGGCAATTGGAGGCACTGCGCGCGGTCGCGCGCGGCCACACCCGCCTGGCTATTCGCTCCGGCCATGGCGTGGGCAAGACGTGCTTCGCCGCGTGGCTGTGCGTATGGTTCATCTGCACCCGCGCGCCGTTCAAGGTCGCCATCACCGCGCCATCGTCATCCCAGTTGTTCGACGCGCTGTGGCCCGAGTTCATCAAATGGCTGAGTATTCTTCCCTCCGGCTGGCGCGACCTGTGGGATATTCGATCCGATCGCGTGACGCTGAAGGCCGACCAGGAATGTTTCGTCACCGCGAGAACGTCACGGCCTGATACGCCGGAGGCGATGGCGGGGCTCCATAGCGCCCATGTTCTTCTCATCGCCGACGAGGCGTCGGGCATTCCCGAATCGGTCTTCGAGGCCGCGTCCGGCAGCATGTCGTCGCACGGCGCGATAACGCTGCTGATCGGCAACGCGACACGTAGTACCGGCTTCTTCTACCGCGCCCACATGATGGAGCGCGACCGCTGGTATACCCAAAAGGTCTCTTCCGCTTCCTCATCGCGCGTTACGTCGGATTTCGTGAACGAGGTCGCCAACAGATACGGCATGGACAGTAATGCTTTTCGCGTTCGTGTCCTCGGCGAGTTTCCACTCGCCGACGACAACACGCTGATCGGCGCCGATCTCGTCGATAGCGCCATGCTGCGCGATATCGAGATAGACATGACCACTCCTGAGTATTGGGGCTGCGATGTGGCTCGTTTCGGGACTGATTCTAGTGTCCTCATAAAACGTCGTGGAAACGTGGTAACGGAAATGCCGCGCGCGTGGCATCAGTTCGATACGATGATGCTGGCGGGAGCCATAAAAGCTGAATATGACCTGCAAACGGTGAAACCGACGCTTATTTGCGTTGATGTCATCGGGATAGGCGCGGGCGTCGTTGATCGGCTGAATGAGATGGATGTTCCCGTCCTGGGTGTGAACGTGGCTGAAACATCGAGCACCACGGGCCAGTATGCCAGATTACGTGATGAACTCTGGGTTCGGTGTAAGGAATGGCTGGGAGGCCGCAACGTCAGATTACCACGCCACGATCGTTTAAGAGATGATTTATTGATGCCCAGATACTCTTTCCTGAGTGATGGGCGTCTTTTGGTTGAAAGCAAGCAGTCGATGCGAAGCAGAGGGCTCCCCTCATGTGATTACGCGGACGCTTTGTGTATGACGTTTGTTCAGCATGGGATGGGTGTTGGGTCGGGAATGACGAGCGGACTTCACTCCAGCACGCCAATACATATGAGCCTCGCTCAGGGGGATTTGGTATGAAGAACGTCGGTCATCGCGGTATTCGTGGAACATTGGAAGATCGTTTTTGGGTTTATGTTTTACCTGAGCCAAACAGCGGATGTTGGTTGTGGAACGGTGGTCTGTGCAAGGGCTACGGCGTTATCAGTGCTGGCGGATCGCACCCTAAACAACTTTTGGCGACGCATGTGTCCTTACGGCTTCACGACAGGCCGCGTCCATCCCTGGATCTTCAGGCTTGTCATCACTGTGACGTGCCTTCGTGTGTGAATCCTGATCATTTGTATTGGGGAACAGGGCGCGAAAACAAAGCCGATATGTTTCGTCGTGGTCGTGCGCGGCTACCCCTCGGCGTCAACCATGTAAACTCAAAACTGACCGAGGAATATATCCGTCATATCCGCGCGTCCGGTGAAAAACACCGTGTGCTCGCGACGCGGTTTTCAGTTTGTCGCCAGCTTATAGGTCAGATCAAAGCTGGAACCGCCTGGAGCTATGTGACATGAGCCAGACACTCGCATCCCCCTCTCTGTCCCAGGGTCTGCTGGCGCCCCAACAGATCACCAACACCAACGTCCCCACCCCTCTGCCGCCGATCCCCGGCCTGATCCCCCAGGGGATGACGCCCACCCCTCTCGCATCTTCACAACCCTCCAACCAGATGCTGGCGTTCCTGCTGCCGCCCTCCCATGACGATGACCCGCCCGACGCGGACCAGGCGCTTCCCGCCCCTCTCCGCCGTTACGCCGCCGGCCTGCGCCCCACGCAACGCCCCACCGCCTCTCCCTGGTCCCAGGAGATCGTCTTCGAGCGTCTCGGGAAGACGGACGTGGAGATCAACGCCGTCGCGCGGTTTTACTTCCGCGCCGCCCAGAACTACGACGCGTATCTCTCGCGCGAGCGCGTCACCGCCTCGAATTACTACGCCGGCGAGCCCGACGCCCCGAAGATCGAGGGCCGCAGCAACATCACGCTGACCGTCGTGCGCGACACCATCCGCCAGACGCTGCCGTCCATGCTGCGCATCTTCACCGGCGTGGAGGACCCGGTTTCCTTCCAACCCCTCTCCTCCGATCACGTCACCGCCGCCGACGACCAGCTGGCGACCGCGCTGGCCAGACAGGCGACGGACTACGCGCGCTGGGCGCTGTTCACCGCCAATCCCGGCTGGACGATCCTGCACGACGCCCTGCTCGACGCCCTGACCCGCAAGGCGGGCTGGGTCAGGTGGCACTGGGGGTCCCTGAAGCACACCAGGACCGAGGTCGCCCACGGTCTGCTGCTGCCGCAGCTCCAGATGCTGCTCTCCGAGCCCGGTATCGAAGCCTCCCGCATCGTCCGCCGCCCCATGACGCCGGCGGAAACCCAGGCCCTCGCCAAAACCCCCGAGGGCCGCATGTATCTCCAGCAAGGCGCCCCCGCCGAATACTGGAGCGCCACGCTCACCCGATCGGCCACGAAAGCGTGGCCCCAGGTCTCCCACGTCCTCGCCGAATGCGTCTGGATCGACCCCTCGGCCGCGTCCGTCGAACAAACCCCCGCCCTCTTCATCGTGCAGGACAGTACCGTCTCCGACCTGATCGAGGCGGGCCTGCCGGAGGACAAGATCCTCGCCAATCTCTCCTCCGGCCGCGGCACCACCCAAAGGCAGCGGACCGAGCTCATCGCGCGCTCCGGCGCGCAGGGTCATAATGTCGCGGGTAGCCCGCCCAACGATAAGTCCCAGTCGATCGTGCGCCACGTCGAGGGTTGGATCCGCTGCGACGCGGACGGCGATAACGTCTCCGAACTGTTGCATGTCCATCTCCTCGGCGCGTCCCAGACCCTCGTCTCGTGGGAGCGCGCGGACGAGATCCCGCTCGCCTGCTTCACCCCTTATCGCGAGCCCGGCAGGGTGATCGGCCAGTCCCAGGCCGACATGGTGATGGATCTGCAACGGATCGAGAGCCGCGTCATGCGCGGCGTGCTCGACAGTCTCGGGCAGAGCATGTTTCCGAGGACGGCCGTCGTCGTGGGCCAGGCCAATCTCGCCGACACCCGCCAGACCGCGATCGGCTCGATCATTCGCGTGGCGCAGCAAGGTGCGGTCCAGGAATTGACCAAGCCGTTCATGGGCAAGGAAGCGCTCCCCGTCATGCAGGTCCTCGAGACCATCCGCGAGAGCCGAACAGGTATCACGCGCGCCTCCTCCGGCCTGACCGTCGACGAACTCCAGTCAACAGCGCCCATAGCTGTCTCTCAACAATCATCCGCGGCCCAGGACCGCCTCGACATGGTGGCCCGCACGCTCGCCGAGACCGGTCTGGCCCCCTTGTATAAGGGTCTTCTGAAAATGCTGGCCCGCCAGCAGGACCGCCCCAATGTCATCCGGATCCGTCAGAAGTGGATCCCGATCGACCCCCGCGCGCTCGCCACGCAGTGGGAGACCTCGGTCAATGTCGGCGGCAAGGGGATGCCCCAGGAGCGTCTCCAGATGCTCTCCGCCATCGCCCAGAAGCAGGAGCAGATCATCCAGCAGGGCGGCATGTCCAACCCCCTCGTCGGCCTGCCGGAATATCGCAATACCCTCGCCAGGATGCTGGAGACGGTGAACATCGCCGACATCAGCTCCTACTTCAAAGCCCTCCCGCCCGACTTCGCCCCGCCCCCCACGCCGCCGCCGCCGCCCAACACCGACCTCATCCTGGCCGATGTGCAGAACAAGAAGACCAACGCCGACATCGAGAACACCAGGGCGGATCAGCAGACCAAACGCGCTTCCCTCCTCCTGGAGGACGATCGCGAGCGGGACCGCGCCGCCCTCGACGCGTGGGTGAAGGCGTGGGTGGCGGGCACCACGTCCGGCATGATCGTCCCCTCGCTCGACGAGTTCAAAGCGGCGATGAAATCGAACGCCCCGGCGGTGGGCCTGCTGTCCGATCTCCCGCCACCCACCAGCCCCCAACCTCCGGCGGTCGGCGCGCCACCGCCCCAACAACCCCGTCCAGGCCCCCAGGGCATGCCGATGATGCCTCCAGGGCCGCCGAGGCCGCCCATGATGCCTCCCCAGGGTGCTCGCCCTCCCCAACCTCCCGCCGGCCCCATCAACCCCCAGGCCGCCGACGCCATCCGCCAGTCCCTCGCCACCGGCCGTCTCCCGACGGCCTACGGCCAGCTGACCCAGAGGGCTTCCGCCTTTCCGCTCAATGGCCCCGGCGGGCCTCCCCTGCCCCAACCGGGAGGACAGTGAAATGTCGATCGGCCTTCTCTTTTGGGTGTTGTTCGTCATCGCCATCGTCTTCGGCGCCTGGGGTCGGACGGTGAACGGGCAGGCTTACTGGGCCAACTACAATGGCTGGGTTTTCGTGGTCCTGCTTTTCCTCCTCGGCTGGCGCGTGTTCGGCTTCGTGGTTCAGGGGTGATCGATGAGCTTCATCCTGATCGTCATCGTCCTGCTGCTTCTCTTCGGCGGCCTCGGCGGCGGGTATTACGCCCACTCCAATTACGGCGGTTATTACGGTCCTGGTATTGGTCTCGGCACGGTCCTGGTGGTGATCGTGCTGTTCCTTCTGTTTCGCGGCTACTGACGTCATGCCGCTCTCCGCCGAACGCCTGATCCAGTGCGAGGCCGCGAAGCGGTTCCTCGCCGACCCACACTTCAACGTGCTGATCGACCGCATCGCCGAGGAGGCGACCAGGAACGCGGTCTTCCTCGGCGACGCCGCCGCGCGCGAGGCGAACCGTCAGCTGGTTCTCGCGCTGCGCCGTGTCTGGGAGGAACTCCAGGCCGACGCCGAGGCGCCCGAGGCGGACGCGGCGGTCGCCCGCCACGCCCAGAGCATGGAGTAGCGAGCCATGGCGTCCCTGCTGTTCCCCGATGACGAGCGGTCTGTTCAGCCGCTGCTGATCCCACCCCCGCCCGACGAGCGCGGTCCTCTCGCGCCCGATCCGCGGGCCGATGCCTTCGCCCAGGCCACGGGCCAGGTCTACCAACAGGTCTCGGATTACATCGCGAAGCAACAACGGGACGCGATCGACAGGGGTCTGTGGGAAGGTGGACAGGTCTGGGAAGGCGGCCATCCGACGCGCGGTGGGCTGTTGGACGCGGCGCGTCAGACGGCCGAGGGCGTGGCGATGGGGACCACGTCGAGCGGGGGCGGGCCCCGGCCGCCAGGGCTAAGTCTGGAGCGGGTCAATCCGCGCAATCTGCGGCCAATGTCCGGTGACGCTGATCTGACCGTCCCCGGTGCTCATGCGTATACCGTCAGGAACCCGGCCGGCGAACATATTGGAACCGTCGATACGAGATGGGATCCCCAGACGGGGGAACTGCACATCGCGGACATCCAGTCACCCGATGGGGCGAACAGCCTGGGCGCGGGGGCCATGAAGCAACTGCGCGCCACGCTGCTTGAACAGTATCCGGATGCCAGGTCGCTCTCGGGACAACGGATTACGGGCGCCGGGCCGAACCGCGAAATCTTTCAGCGGGTGCGGCCATACCAAGGTCGCCCAGAGCCGGTTCCTGAACCGCCTTCTGGCTTCACGACCTAT